GTCACATTAGCCGATTTCCAATGCAACGAAGCACAAGGCTTTATTTTAATGAGCCAGCAGGATATAATCCGGAAAACCGGCACGAGACTAAAAATCTCAAGCCTGACATAGTTGTAGGCAAGAACGCTATACAACAATTAAAAAGGAGAGCGTATAATGGGAAAATTTAAAGACTTTATTAATGGCGACAAAGTAGAGACAAATATGGTTCGTGGTAGCGTGATCCATACAAAGGCGAAGAAATCTTACGAGATGGAGATTGCCAACGTAACAGCCATGATCGAAGAGCATAAGCAGGAAAGAGATCAGATGCTTGACGTAAAGGGCGATGAATCCGGTAGCACCATACAGGCTTCTAAGTTTAACGGACAGTCTTTCGCAATCCGCGATGCCGACCTGACTATTAAAATCGACCATGGCGAGAGAAGTCTAAAGCTGATTGAAGAGCGTTTCTTAGTCCTTTTTGGATAATTCCGTTGAGGGTGTTGCTGTCCGTATCTGGCGAAAGCCTAAGAAAAGACGGCGCATCCTCACCTCCTTTTAGAAAGAAGTCATGGGAAAACCGAGTTTAATACAGTATTGGGTAAATTGTTTGTGGAGCGTTGGCGGTTTTGTAAAAGCTGTGACTAAACCTCCACGTTATAAAAATGCGTTTCCGAAACCCGAAGACAGGACAGACAGGACAGACAGGACAGACAGGACAGATATGGTAGCGATAAGGGTGGCAGAAACATGCAGGATGCTCGAAGCAAACGGAACGCTCCCAAAGAACAGCAGAATCAAATCTATAGATTTTGCAAAAGAGCTTAACTGCTATGTACTTAGATCTTGGTCTGGTAAACAATATGTAGTTTGTGTTGAAGATTTTGAAGATCCGAAGCAACCAATAGGAGAAAAGTCATGCCAAACGGAATTATAGTAACCAAAGATAGAATGTATGCGTTTATCGGGAAATACGAATTAGACAACATGATTAATTTGGATTGCAAGATAGACAGACCCCTTACAATGTATAAAGACGGTGAGCGGGTCGTTTGCTGGTACAACGACAATTCTTGTGGAAAGGGGAATATAGACCCAGACAAAAAGGGCAGGGATTATTATATCGAGGAAAGCCTAATAAATTTTAAGACCAAGACTGAAAAGATGCAGGAGGTAAGGGACGAAGCGATCACAGCCTTTCCCATGGAAATGACCGCCTTTGTAAACTTTGAAGAAGCCCTTCTCCTTGTAAAACAGTCTGTAAACGGAGAGACTTATGTTAAGTCTTTCTCAAACCTTATAAGGCAGACCCATGAAAAACTTTTTCCAATACCTGCTCCGGTGGTTAAAAAAACTACTCGGAAAGCTCCAGCGAGAAAGAAAGTTCCGGCGAATAAAAAGAAAGCTCCGGCGAATAAAAAGAGATGAAAGCCGGTTCACGTTTGATGATTATTACGATAAGGAAAGAAAATGAGAGGAACAGTCGCAAAAGCCATTCGCAATATTGTGTACGGAGATAACGCTACGAAAGCACAGCATAAGGTTGTGTGGATCAAAAACGCCTTGGGGCAGGACTGTCCTATGGTTGTAGCCGACTCCGTGCGAAGATACTACAAAGTCTATAAAAAGGCATATGCGCATGGCAGGAACAATTCAAATGCCAAACAACTGGGATTGCTACGATCATCAAAAACCGTTATGGAACTACCTAGATAACGGCGGTAAGCGAGCAGTTGCAGTTTGGCACAGAAGGGGTGGAAAAGATTCCACCGTACTAAATTACTCCGCTACAGAAAGCATTGACAAGGTAGGAACTTACTACCACATGCTCCCCACACAGCGACAAGCAAAGAAAGTTATCTGGGACGGCATCGACAGAGATGGTCGCCGGATGATAGATCAAGCTTTCCCCAAACAACTCCGAGCAGGAATAAACAAACAAGAAATGCAGATAGAGCAGAAAAATGGATCTATCTGGCAATTATGTGGGAGCGATAATTATGATTCACTCGTCGGATCAAACCCAAAGGGCGTTGTATTTTCAGAGTGGGCTTTGTGTAACCCGTCAGCTTGGGACTACATCAGACCTATTCTCGCAGAAAACAATGGATGGGCAGTATTCATTTATACCGCAAGAGGTAAAAATCACGGTTGGACTCTCTCAGAGATGGCTCGTAAGAACCCCAAGTGGTTTCATTCTGTTCTCACCGTAGACGATACATACCGTCCAGATGGCTCACGGATCATAACGCCGGAAGCAATCCAAGACGAGCGTGACGCTGGGATGTCAGAGGACATGATTCAGCAGGAGTTTCACTGCTCCTTTGATGTTGCTATCCGTGGCGCATACTTTGCTACAGAGTTAGCATCAGCAAGAGCAGACGGAAGAATCGGCTTTGTCCCAATCGAACCAATGATAGACGTACACACCTTTTGGGATTTAGGTATCTCAAAGGGTAACGCTATGAATATCTGGTTTGTACAGGCAATCGGGAAAGAGATTCGGATTATTAATCATTATGAAGCAGAGGGTCAGGGAATGCCCCACTTTTCCCAATACCTCGACAAGTTTAAGAAAGACCATAATATAAACTACGGCGTTCACCATGCCCCGCACGATATAAACGTCAGAGAGTTGACGTCCGGAAAACGGAGAATTGACACCCTAAGAGATATGGGGATGAAGTTTGTTCTTGTCCCACGCACAAGTGACTTGAACGATTCGATAGAAACAACCAGACGTTTGATAGCACGGTGCTGGTTTGATGAGACAAGATGTTCTAACGGTATTTCAGCCCTAGCATCATATCATCGGAAATACGACGAATCGAATGCTTGCTTTCTGGATCAGCCCGTTCACGATTGGGCGAGTAATCCGGCAGATGCTTTTAGACAGATGGCGCAAGCGTGGAGCGATAGATTGGTGCTTGGTAAAAGAAACCAGTTCTCAAGGACAGTACAGGCAGATATAAGTTTTAGCGTGTTTGACTAAAGGAGGGCATGGTGCTAGAAATAATATTCTTGTGTTGCGAGGAAAAGGGGACTATAAAAGGACTACTAATTGAAGAACAAGGGAAGTATTGCTGGAAACCGGTGGTATTAAGACAATGGGAAAGTTCAGAGATGAGAGAAGCGTTAAATATTGGGTTATCTTTTCACCATCTAAGAACCCTTGCTGGTGGTCGAAATGGCTAAATCAGAAGTACGGTCATATTACAATCGCAAGGAAGTCTGTTGGTGAGCATTGGTGGATCGTGCTAGAATCTGCTGGAGGAAATTTGTTGACAGACACGTATCCTTTGTGTGATATAAATAAATTATATAGCACCTCGATTATAGTAGAAAGATGGTCAACCGTACAGGAAAAGCCAACAAGCAGGATAGCGCACCTTAATTGCGTGGAGTTGGCAAAGCTTGTGCTAGGGATCAGGAAGTGGAATCTTATCACGCCTTTCCAGCTCTACAAATTTTTAAAGGAGGAAAACGAGCATGGGAAAAATGATGAGTACGAAACCGGTACGGGACAGGCAGGGCGAGAAGATGATGGAAGACCAGAGAAGGAAAGAGCAGATGAAGCTTGACGAAGCTGACAGCGAGATAGCCCGAAGGAAGGCTATGACCCAGAAAGGTCTTGGTGGTAGAAGCCTGCTTTCAAGAGCATCCAGCCGTGCTACAAAACTTAGTGGCGCAAGCAAGGGGGCGTAATGGGCAAAGTAAATGAATTTTCCAAACAATGGAACCCGTTTGATCCGAGGTCGCTTTTTGGAACAAGGGGGCTGTACGACCAAAAAAGAGATGCAGACAGGGACGCAAAGGGCGAACCATATTTAGACCCTGTTCAGCAAAGCCGAAAAAAGAAAGCAACAGATAATGCGGGAGAGCTTTCTACAAGCAAGTCTCTACTCACTCCATCTAAATCAAATCAACAGGCAAGTAACGCTTTGCCAACAAAGCTTGGAGGTTACTAATGGGTAAATACAAGATTGATCCGTACTTCGGCAGTATGGAGAAACTCTGCAAAAGAGCCGATCTTGCAAAAGCCAGAGCCGACCAATGGTTATCATTACATCAGGAAGCATATGACTTTGCTATGCCTGACAGAGAATCTTATCGAACCAAAACAGAAGGATCAAAAAGAAACCGTCATATTTATGACAGTACCGCAATAGAAGGTCTTGAGATATTTTCAAATAAAATCCAGCACGGCTTTTTCCCAGATTGGATGGATTGGCTACAATTCGAGTCCGGTCATTTGGTAAAGGAGGATGAAAAGGTAGCACTCGACAAAAAACTGGAGATTGGGACGAATGCGTTCTTCTCAGAGTTCCATCAATCAAATCACTCAATGGAAATAAACCCAGCACTAAAAGATTGGGGGATAGGTACGTTTACCATGGAGGTGGACGAAGGAAGGCTTGACGTTCAAGAGTCAATGTTTCATTTTAAGTATATTCCTTTGGCAGAGGTCTATCCAGAAGAACCACCATACGGCAGGATAAAGTCGTCTTGGCGAGAGCATAAGATGGAAGCCGGTAATATAAAGCAGAACTGGAAAGACGCTGACATAAGCCAAGAGCTTGCACAGATGATCGAAAACAAACCAACCACAAAGATCACTCTTTTAAACGGTCAGATTCATAATCCAGAAGACAACACATACCATCAGATCATAATTTGGAAAACCAGAAAGCAACTACTGTTTACGCAGAGCTTTAAAACACAGAGACGAATAACTTGCAGGGCATCTGTAACGGCAGGGGAGCTTTTTGGTCGTGGCGCAATCATAAGGAAACTTGCAGACATAAGAACGCTTAACAAGGTCAAAGAGTTCACCCTTAACAACGGCGCGCTTCAAATGGCAGGAGTTTACACCGGCGTTGACGATGGGATATTTAACCCTGACACGGTTCGCATAGCCCCTGGAAATGTGATACCGGTTGGGTCAAATAATGCGTCAAATCCAACACTTACGCCATTAGCACGAGCAGGAGATATAGGGCTGGGTCAAATTATCATCGAAAACTTACAGGCAGGGATTAACCTTGCTTTGTTTGCACAACCTCTTGGTGATATTAAAGACCCCGTTAAATCTGCCAGCGAGCAGATAATCAGACATCAAGACGACCTTAAACGCTCCGGAACTTCTTTCGGCAGGTTGTTTACTGAATATATCCAGCCAATGACAAAGGCATGTCTTGACATCTTACAGTCAAGGTCAGACTTTCCAAAGTTTAAGGTTGACGGGAAGATAGTAAAGATAAAACTTGTGTCACCTCTGGCTAAACAAAAAGAACTCGAAGACTTTCAGAACTCGCAGTTGTGGTATGAAAACGTCAGACAGTTGCCGGAAGAGATCGGCATGGCAAGTGCAAAACTGGAAGAACTTCCAAGATACTGGGCAAGCAAACTCGGTGTGCCAATGACTCTAATTAGAGAGCCAGCGGAACTTAAAGAACTTGCCCCAATCGTAATGCAATCTGCAATGGATCGGCTAAAAGGCGGTGGAGGTGGGAATGCCCAAAGCAAAATATAGAGAAGAACCTATGAACCCTTTTGATCTGTTGACACCTAATGTCGGTGCTTTGACAGATGAAGAAAAGGTTGCGCAGAAACAGTCCGGAATAGACAGAGACAGGCTGATTCATCAGGTCTTTTGTCAGACGGAAGCAGGGAGAAAGCTAAAGGAAGAGTTCGACAAGGTATGGATTAACCATCCCATTTTACGGCAAGGAGAGATGCACGACCCATATGACATAGGGATAGCACAAGGTCATATGGACTTTATAAGAAACATTCACATTACTTGTGAAGCAGTAGCAAAAGGGCTTAAAGGATAACATAAAAGGAGAAGAATCATGCCAGAAGGTGAAGGATTAGGAGCAAATGCCGTAGTTAGCATTGAACAACTACAGGCACAAAAACAAGAAGTAGCACCGGTCACTCCGCCGGTTGAAGCACAGTCGATTATGGATACACCGCCACCAGAAGCACTTCCTATTGACCCGTTAGTAATCCCAGAGAATAAAGACCTCGAAACAGGCGATTGGTACTGGGACAAAGAAAATGGTGTGAAGGGTACGGGCGAACGCCCAGAATGGCTACTCGATAAGTACGACGATGTAAAAAACCAAAGCAAGTCATACCCTGACCTGCAAAAACAGTTCGGAGGGTTTACGGGCGCACCAAAAGACGGGTACGAGCTAAACGTGCCGAAAGAGATAGCAGACAGCGGTATCGTAATAGAGTCAGACGATCCTCTCGTTGAAGAGTATATGGAATTTGCAAAGAGCATCAATATGAGCCAAGAAGCATTTGACGGCGGATTAAAGCTTATAGGCATGTCAAAGATTGCTGATGGTCAGATGCTAGAAGAGGTCAAGAGTGCTGAGTTTGAAAAGCTCGGTGCAAATGGTCAGGCTATAATTGACAACATCAAGGGATGGGGAGAAGCGAATCTCACCCCAGAAGAAAACGCAGGGCTATTGCAGGCTTTCCCTACAGCCGAAGCTCTACAAGTGGGAGCTAAGATAATCGCCATGACCAGACCAAACGCAACAATACCAATTCACGTTGATCCGGTAGCACCAATGACGGAAGCAGATGTTCAAGCAATGCAGTTTGCGGTTGACGAGCATGGAGAAAGAAAGATAAATGATCCTGCTTACCGGAAAGAATATGAGGAAGCGAGCAAGAGAGTTCGTGGCACAGGCGACCATATAGAATTTGTAGGACAATAAAAAGACTTGCGTTGGCATTTTTGTTATGCTAAGTAGAGATTAAATAGTGGTGCTGAGTAGAGAATGACAGACACGGGTCTATCGAGTATCGAAAACACACCACTTAGTTTTAAAACCTTTAGGATACCTCTTTTTAAGAGTCCTAAACAAAGGGTTTGCTTAACAGCAAGATTCAACCCCCGTTGTTGGGATACGTTGAGATTGAGCTAGAACAGACAATCACAATAACTTATTTAGAGAGGTATCATCATGAGTAAATTTCTGACCACCAATGCCATCACCGAATTTGACGCTGAAGTAAAGCATCAGTATCAGGGCATGGCAAAACTCCGTAAAACAGTCACAACCCGTACAAACGTAACCGGTGATTCGTACCGTTTCCAGAGAATGGGAAAAGGTATGGCAAATCAGAAACCTTCACAGGCTGACGTAACACCGATGAACGTCGGACACGCCAACCAGACAGCCATGCTGTATAACTGGAATGCTCCAGAATATACAGACATCTTCGATCAGGCAGAAGTCAACTTTGAAGAAAAGGTTGAACTTGCAACAACTATCGCCGGTGGACTCGGAAGACGAGAAGATCAGATTGTTCTTGACACGCTCGCAGGTGCTACTTTCGCAACCACAAACGACCTGAATCCAGATACCGGCTTATCTGTTACTGTTGCCACAAATTTTACACAGTCAGAAGTAACGAGAGCCAGACGGCATTTTCAGGAACTTGAGTATTCTGGCGAAACGTGTGCTGTAGTTCAAGCCGCGGCGTTACAAGAATTGCTGAACACAGACCAGCTTAGCTCTTCTGATTATAATATCGTAAAAGCTCTGGTTGAAGGTAATCTCACAACCAAGTGGATGGGTTTCAACTGGGAAGTTATCGGCATCCGTGAAGAAGGCGGATTGGCTGGAGTCACAACCGCAGAACAAGCGTATTTCTATGCTAAGAATTGCATAGGTCTGGCTATCGGAATCGACATGAGGACAGAGATCAATTATATTCCTCAGAAGACTTCTTGGCTGACCAATGGCTTGTATAAAGCCGGCGCAGTTCTTCGTGAACCGCAGGGCGTTGTAAGAATAATCTACAACGAAACTGCATAAGTAATAAGTAAGTTTATTCCCCCCTCAGAAATGGGGGGGTTTACTTTTAACAAAAAAGAGAGGTAATATCATGGCTGGATTAATTCAAGCGAATCTAATTCCTCAGTCTTCCATGGCGAACAATTCCGCCGCAAGATTTTGGTCTTACAAGACAGTAGACACCAAGGCAAATGTTGTAACATCAGGGTACTTTAACGATGTTGCAAACAACTTTACGGCTGGTGACATGATCTGGTGTCATACTGCTTCCGGCGGTACTCCGTTATGGTTCTGGGTAAAAATTGTGGCTATATCTGCGGCGGGAGTCGTAACCACAAACTCAAGTGCCGTAGTATTTAGTTAGCATCCAACTGAATAAAGAAACCAAAATCCTCCCCTTAATTGGGGGGGGGTTTTTTTACAGGAGGATACAATGGCATTTTTAAACGACAAGTTTGCTACCGTCGGCGCACACTCTACAGACACACCTACCCTTTGGGCATATTATAGCGATGATCCAATAGCTACCATTTCTGCCATCAATTATTTCTATGACAAACGCTTCGAGCTAATGGTCGGG